CGTTGGTACAGACCGCCAGCGGCTTGCGACTGGTCGAAGTTCGTGCCGTTTGCGCCTTGGGCGTTCGTGAGCGAGCTTGCGCCGGTCTTGTAGGCGTCCGAGAGTTGCTCGTTGGCACCTGAGGCTTGCGAGAACTGCTTGTTGTACTGATCCTGCGCGGCGTTGAGACCTTGCGAGAAGAACTGGCTGCGGATGCCCGACGAGATGTCTGCGAGACGATCCGAGGCACCACGCTGGATGATGCCTTCAGCGATTCCGGTACGCGAGGAGTTCGTGTTGCCGGTTCCCGCCGCTGCGTTGTTGAGCGAAGGGAGTTGGTTTTCGTTGAGGTTGCGGACAACGTCTCGCGAGTTCGCGTCGATGATGCCATCCACGTACGGGTTGTTCGCGTACTGGCTTGCCGTGTCGAGGAACTGTTGGGTGTGATCCCCACTAGCCATGTCGAACATCGACTGAGCGTTCTTACCGTAACCTGCGCCCGTACCCGAGAGTTGCATCCCGTTGTCGTACAGCGCACCTGTTACGTTCTGTCCTTGGTTACCGGCCCAATCACCAGCGGAATCTGCACCGCTCGTTTGGTAGCCGTTGAGACCAGCTACGCGGGGGCCGTCATAGGCACCATTGGTCCCCATCGCGGTTGCGGTGTTGAGGAAACCTTGGCCTTGCTTGTAGGCGTCGGTGACGTAGGGGACTGCTTCTTTCCACGGGGCATTGGCGTTTTCGGCGTTGGCTTGTTGACCCTTAGCGCCCGCCTTCGCGGCCATGACGCTACCTGCAGCCCCAACTGCCGCCGCTGCCAATGGAATTGCTGCTGGCATTTTTATTCCTTGTTTAGACCCAAGAGAGTCTGATCGATTAGGATGCCGTTACGTTGGAGGCTCTTTGGATTCACTCCGTATCGAACCATTCCAGCGTTGCGGGCGAACCGCAGTGCCAAGGGGTTATCCTCGGGCACCGCAGTGATGAACCGCTGGCATGTTGTGTTTTCGAACATCCATCGAATGACCGCTTTCGCAGCCGCTGATGCACGAGCGCCCCACGCACTCGGGAGAAGGCATGTATGCACTTCATAGAGCACGAGGTTGTGTTGCTGGACAAGAAAGAGTCCTAGGTACTCGTCATCGTCAAACACCCCGAGATAGAGAAAGCCGGGGAGAATCTTGGCCTCGAAGTTCTCTGAGGTCGGGCACGAGTCGTCAGTGATATGCGGATAGATGCGCGGGTGGCGCATGGTCTCCGTGAGCAACTGTTCGTCGTCTAGGTGTTTGAAGGTGATGTTCATACTCTCGGGTGTATCAAGGTACTTTGGTGGCGATTTGAGCTAGTGCGACCGAATGCGTCTGCAGCGCCCTTTCGATCTTCTTAAGCTCTTCATTGAAGAACAAGATTTGCGATTGGGCGCTGGCGGGCAGTTGGGCGCGTACGTAGTTCAGGACGGGTGTTGTGTAGACCATGGTTACCTCCGGGACATCGATTTGAGATCAAGGTCCATTCCGCTGATCTGGAAGTTACTGATCGAGTCGGTGGAGATTCGGTAGGCCAAGTAGCGGCCCGCAACCATCATGTCGATTTTGTAGTCCGTCGCCGGGTTGAAGTTCGTCTTGAACTGGTAGTTCGGAGTCTGCTTCACCAAGTCCGCGCAGCCCACAGAGACATCGAAGGTTCCTGTGGAGTCCTCGAAGGACATCTGAGGGACCATGCTCTGGATGAGCTTGTATGAACGAAGCGTTGAGAAGCCTTGACCATCGAGGTCGACACCTGTGCGTTCCACCCATGCCGTCTTAAGGGCTTCGGTGTTGGCAGGAAGGTTGACCAGACCAGCCGTTGGCAAGTCCACTGCGAAGACGCGTGTGTCGGTGATGCCTACGTTCTGATCTGCAACGGACAGCATGATCGGCATCTTGGCTTGAATGCCCGTGTACGCCGTGTAGCTGGTGTTGTAGAGTTCGTAGGTGTCCGTGACATCCGGGAACGAGTTCTTGACTAGCTGCGCGTTCGCTTCAGCACCCCCGATGATGTTCGGGAGATCCATGAAGGACCACGAGCCGTTCTTATAGTTGTAGATCGCCGCTTGGTTACAGAAAGCTGCCTTCGAGAACGAGGCTTCATCCTGCAGCGTGCGATAGCAGAAGTGGATCAGGTTGGCGACCGAGTCGTGAACCACGAAGCACGATGCCAGCTTCTTGCGGTCGAGCGTATTGAAAATTCGCCGGCGAACCTTGGTGTCAGCGACGGACTCACGTTGCACGGTATCGTGGACGTAGATGTCGTTCTCACCGAAGACGTAGTGCTTGCCTTCGACCTCGACCACACAGTTCGTGTTGACCACACCCCCGGGAATGTTAGAGCGCCGGAAGTTGAAGACGTTGGTGTCCCCCGAGTAATCCATCAGCCAGCTTTGGGACTGGTTGTAGATCACCATGGTGTTCCCGAGCATCAGGGCATCACGGACGGGAGTACGCATCTCAGAGAGCACGTTCTCACCCGCGAGGTAGTTCGGGTTCGTGGGGTCCCAGTTGATGGTGGTCTTGGCAGCACCGAACTGAATCGGATTGCACCACTTCACCATCGTGGGGTAATTCTTGCCCGCCTTCGTGACGTTGAACAGGACCACGTAGTCGAGGAACGGACGAGCGACCACAGCCTGATCGGCAGCGGGCCAGTCACCCACGAGGCTCGTATAGGTTCCCCCGGCGAGCAGATCGCGCACCTGAGGGACCATTCCGGCCCGCGTGAGGAACGAGAAGCTCGATACCTGCGCATGCGACCAGACGTTGTCGTTCGTTACGAGACCCGAAGGAGGCGTGAGGAACGTGAGAGCGTTGCCCGGGTAGGCACGGATCGTTCCATCGTTGTCGCATACGAAGACCGACTCGCCGTTGATTGGATCGGCATACGAAGACACAAAGCGAGCAGCGATTGAGCTACCGCCTTCCGCAGAGTCATAAGGATTCGTGTTGGAGTCATAGGTCATCGTCCCGGCTGCGTCGTAGGACAGAGCCGAGCGGATCGGGTTGAAGAGTTGCTTGAAGACGGGAGCACGCGTGATGCGCTCTTCGTCGAAGATCACGTTGTTCGCCTCGGAGAAGGCGTTCGGCGGAAGGTCGTAGGGATTTGCGTCAGTGATGACCCCCACGCCTCCCAATTTGCGAAGCGGGAAGGTCGGCATTGATTAGAGCTTCATGATGTACGCCAGCGCCAGATACGGAGGCAGGTCAGCGTGTTGATGGTCGCCCACGAGGTTCGCGGTGTGCGTGTGGCCCTGAGGGGTCACTGCGGTGATCGCATCGACGTCAGTACCCGCAGCCACCTTGGTCGTGGTGACCAAGAGGTTCGCCGTGGCCGAGTTGAGCGTATGCGTGTGCGAACCAGCCATGTCAGTCGTAGCGGAGCCACCTGAGGACCCTTGGGCATACAGATCGCCCGAGCCGAGCACGAACTTGTTGCGAAGGTCAGGAGTCCCATTGGCTCCGTTACAGAGCGCCCAGCCAGCCGGTACGAGACCGATGTCTCCCGACCACATCACGACGACACCCTTGGGAACCGGGTTGTTCATCTGAGAGGGCGTGACCGTCACCGGGGCATCGAGGTTGGGGAAGGTGTTCTTGAGGGCCACCTTGATCAGACGGAGATGATCGTCCGACTGGGAGACCGAGTCTGTCGACAACGGGTTGGCAGGGACAAGCTGCGAAATGTAGGAAGCGGTTTCGAGCGCCATGTGCTTAGACCTTCATGATGAAGTAGAGAGCCTGATACGGCGGACGTGCATCGATCTGAGCACCAGAACCGGTATTGCCAACGAAGACGTTGTGAGCGTGGTTACCCGCAGCCCATGTGTCGACTTCGAAGTAGTGACCGTGGTCCCCGACAGGGTCCGTGGGGTTCTGATTGCGGCCCGAGCCGTAGCCCGTGGAAACCGGAGACATAGCGCCACCGTTATCCGAGCCAGCCTGTACCGAGCCGTTGTTCGGCAGTGTGTGGGAGTGAGCACCGCCACCGCCCGTATTACCGGTGACGTGGTGGGTGTGGTTCCCTTGGGTATCCGTGTTGGCCGTGTGGTTGTGCGGAGGGAGTTGAGCGGTCGTCAGGGCGAACGTGGTATTGCCGCCTTGGGCATTAATCGCGTACGCATTACCAGCACAGACCGGGAATCGATTCAGCAGATTGGGGGTGACGATACTACCCGCACCGTCCGACCGAGTTACGGTTTGACCATTACACAGTGCCCAGCCCGAGGGAATAGAAGCTCCCGACCACATGATAATGCCGCCAATAGGCATGGCAGTATTAAGCTGGGACTGGTTCATACTGACCGGCCCTGAAAGATTAGGGAAGGTATTCTGAAGGACCTGTTTGATCATCCGAAGATGGTCGTCTGCATTTGCAATCGGGTCTGCACCAGTTGGGTTTGCAGGGACCAATTGAGAGATATAAGTTGCTGTTTCGAGTGCCATATTAATCCAAGGGTTACTTTGGTTTCCCTCGGATTATCTAGAGGGACTAAGGGTTCTTTCTATGGTTATTATCATTAATGATATTCACCAAAGATTATCTAAAGGCTCTGACAGGAATCACAGAGATAACCTTTAGATAATCCTTAGGTTTCCCCCCTACCCCCCATGGTCTTTGGGATTCTTGTGTAATGGGGACAGATTAACTCCACGTACCTTGGAGGTCCCGGGGGTACTTGGGGTTTTGGGTGGGACTGTGGTGCCCACGCAACAAGGTGGAACAACAACAACAACGGCAGGGCTTTACCGGCTTTTGCGAAAGGGTTCCTGAGAGACCCTAGGGGGTACATGTAGGACTGGGAGAGCGCACGCCAGCGACAGGGATTCGAGGGTGCATGCGTCTAACCTCTTGATTCTAAAGGGGAACCACTAGATGAACTATCTAATGCATGGTGATTCCGTCTCAGATTCCCTACTTATAGGTGGACGCATTGGCCTTGCATGCCTGACGCATTGGCATAGGCGCATGAGAGACAGCGTGTCTGTCCACGATATGGGCATTAGAAAGGTAGTGCGTGGTGAGGGGCAGTGTCGTTAAAGAGAGACGACGGACAAACCTCAGAACCCCTCAGGAAACTTTGTGCATCTTTGTGTTGCACACCTGTGCATCGTCAGGCATACTGGAGTCTCTCGCGGTTGAGAGAGACCGGCAGAACCCTTAAGACACTTGGAGATAACGACCATGGCACGAGTTACCCGCAACGCAAACACATATAAGCGCTTGGGCGCTGTGGCATTCGTTAATGAGTGCAAGGTGGACCATACGCCCGCAGAGATGAAACACGGTGATAAGGCGGCGTGGCAAGTTAAAGCGCTTACTGAAGGTTTCAACGAGTGTCGCTATCAATATGTGCAACTGAAGGGTTCCTACTCGTTTCAAAAGGCTCTCAGTGAAGCGTATTGGGTTTGTGTTGGCTCATATCATCCGGATTACCCGTACGTGAATGAACAGCCGATGAACGCTGTTAAGGCCGAAGTTAAAGCCGTAATGAGTGAAGCACAGGCTTTAGATTACGCTTGCGACCATGGCGTTAGGGTTTCAACAGATAGCCAGCGTGCCCGCGTTATCTCGTTCTGGGTCGACGATAGGATTAGCGCACACAAGGTTTCACGTTTCAAAGGAACGCGTGAATGGACTATCGATGGGGGAATGGTTAATTACTCTCGCGGAGAGGCAATAAGAGACTGTGTTAATCGTATTCTGGCGGCACGCTTGGTACGTGAATTGTGACCCCTCGGAACCCCTTGGAGACCCTTTAAATGACACGCAAAGACCAGATTAAATCGGCATGGTTCGCATGCTTCGAAACGGCAGTATGCACACTGGAACCCAAGCTAACCGGACGTATCGTCTGGAGTGAGGTTCAACACTTTTTCCATGCATGCACGCCTGTAAGTGAGGCCGCAGCACGTTATGTCGCTAGTCACCCTGTGGAGACCGTATGACCCTTACAGAAGCGCTAGTCATTGGCACGGCTATCGGCACGGCTATCGGCGCATGCGTGTTTATCGTCACTCTCTTTTACGGCAGGTAACCCAATGACCATCGATCAGCGTCTCAAACGTGCCAAGCGCCACAAAAAGGTTTGGCCGAAGGGTTCCCCCCAGCGCAACTACTGGAAAAGCGTTATTGCACACCTTAAGAGAGTGTCGGCGCTCAACGAGCAACAAGCGGAAACCCTTGCCTAGTAAGGCTCTCAGGGATTCGAGACAGTTTTTTCATTTAAATTGCACAATGCCTCTTGCACAACT